TAAGTCTTAAATTATTTACATAAGTGGCCATTTATATCTCCGTTCATTTGATTATATTACCTTTCTCTTGCATAGTTAAGCAACATCTTCCCAATTAGGAGTCTGGCTATCATCTATGGTTGTAAAACTAGGCGTTTGATCTTCATCTATTTCACTAAAATTAGGAGTTTGAGATTCATCTATAAGGCTCCAGACAAAGGGTTGTCCTAATTCACCTGTAGCTGAAACGCCTGTTATTGATACTCCAGCTTTTGCTACAATCGTTACAGACCCAACCGATCCAGTAGACGAAACGCCATCAATATCAAATCTTGCGTTATGATGTATAGTTACGGTACCAACTGAGCTTGTAGCGGAAATTCCAGATACAGGTACATTTGCCTCTCCATCAACATCAACTGATACAGCTCCTAGTGTACCTACAGCGGTTGGCAAAGTAGCTACTGCTTGACCATTTACTCCAACTCCTGATACGGCTCCAGTAGCTGATTGTCCAGTAGGCGTTACATTAGCCTCTGCGTCTATAGATGGCGTACCTAAAGCACTTGTAGCAGATTGGCCAGATAGTGTGACATTAGCTTCAGCATCTACTGTTGCAGATCCTAATGCGCTAGTTCCTGATTGTCCTGTAGGGGTTACATTTGCCTCTGCATCAATAGAAACCGTACCTAAAGTAGAAGTTCCAACTTGTGAAGCAGGCGTTACATTTGCTTTTGCAACAACGGTTAAAGATCCTACGGACCCTGTTGCTGCATTAGGTGCAGTAAGCGTAACAGGATTAGGTTCGCCCCACGTATCGGAACCCCAGGTTCCACGACCCCAGCCCGTTATATCAGCCATAGGCTACTAAGCTATTCTTATGATAGCTGTACTTGCTGCTGCCGCAGGAAAAACTACCGTAAAATCACCTGCGGTAGATGTTTTATCTCCACCAAAATCAATAGTAGCTACTGAAGCGTTAGTTGCAGAAGAGTTATAAATCATACAACCTCTAGCAGTAATCGTAGCTGTTCCAAACGTCAAATCAGCAAAATCAGTAAATCCTGTAGTGCCGCTTGAAGTAGGATCCACATTAGTAAGGTTAGCTCCTCCAGATGTGTAATTGGTACCACTAGCTTGCCCTGTTGTAGTAAAAGCCGTAGTGGTTGCACCCAAAGTAGCAGAACTGGTGTATAAAGCCAGTTTAAAAGTACCCCCGCCGCTGTTTTTGAAATTGTGCGTACCTTCAAGAAGTTGTTTCTTAAAACTTGTAGTTAAAGTTGATGTTATAGCCATATTTATATCCTTTTTACAATTTTAGCTACATCTTCCTCTCCAGCCTTAATTAGCTCTTGAATCAAGGTAGCCTTATAGGATTTTATAGCATTTTTTATATAAATTAAACACACCTGTCTAATTGCTTCTTTATAGGCTTTTGCTTGTTCTTTAACGTGAGGTTCGTTATCCTCAGATACTCCTACTATTTTCTCAGTCAAACGATCTGCCCAAAACTCAGGAGGGTGTCCTCCGAAATTAGTGGTTTGCGCTTCTATAACACCTAAACTTGGCAACGCGCCTGGAGTAATTTCATCTACCATACTTTTGGATCTCCTGCTTTTGACTCTTTAAGATGTGTATCGTACCTATCCATAAGCATAGGTTTTTGCTCTACTTCTTTTTGTTCTACTTGGCTTTTGTCAAAGACTCTTAATTTGTTTTCTTGATCGTGAACAATAATTTTTGGATCATCTAGGCGATGATAACCGTACAATTTATCTTCTACAGGTATAGATGTATCTAACAAAGTTGAAGAGTTAGCAACTTCTACTTGTATACCTGCGCCTTGACACTTAGATAACCAATACTCAACACAACCCCTGCCTGACTCTGCAAAATATAAATTTCCTGTATAAGTAAAATCTACACCAAACATTTTTATACAGCCTACTTTGTTCCATAACGCAAAAGCTATTGCGTAGGCAACTGTATTATTGAGGTAGTAACAGTTTAACTCTCTGACCACTTCTTCTATAGGGTACAATACAAGTCCTTTTGCCCTTTCATCTAGCTCGCATGTATATATGGGTCCTTCATGCGTTTTTAGTATTTTGATCATGGAATCTGTTTGACCACCCGCATCGTCGCTGTCAAAAAAACGACTGGCTGGATCCATCATAAAAATACGATCATGGAATATGACGTCTGCTACGGCGTTTATTGCCCAGACTTCGTCAAAATGTACTCCGTGTGATTTAGCAAGATTGTAGTCAAACCAACTACGTCCCATACCTACAATGGCTACAGTCTTGCCCTCAAGTTTCTTGATAGGCTTCATACTTTCTCCTTTTAACTTACATTTGAGCGAAGTGAGTCATAGCGATATTCGTCGCGTCTTCCTCTAGCTTCTGCTCTATTTTTCAATCTAGCAATTTCTTGTTGGAATCTATTTTCGTAAGTTGCGAGTAAATCTGGTTCACCCTTCATAAAAGTATAGCCCTCGACTAACGAGCCATAAAGCAGAGCGTCTCTGGCATTGACGGAAAGCCAGGTGCCGTCTGTATTTGAAACCAAACTGTTTGGTCTATATAAATAATGCAATTCTACTGAGTAGTTTGCATCTGGTAATGGCGCGACGGTGATAGTTGTTCCAGAACTTCCAGAAGTGCTGTATTCCTTATCAAAGTCAGCGTAGTATTTAGGCAGTCCTCTCAGACTGGTATCAGTTATATCAGGAGTATATTCCTGCATAAAACTGGGGTGTTTCTTTTCCAGAAAATGATAGTCACTTGAACTATCAATTACTGCTAACGAAAAACTCAGAATAAAATCTGTAGGACAAGTCAGAAAACGGTTTCCCGTTGTCAAACTACCTGTCACATTTTTCCTAAAGAAATCTTCTTGTACTAAATTAAATATACGATCTTCTGCATTTTTTACAAAATCAGGTATTGTTGTATTGAACGTACTTTCATTGTTATCCAGAAAGTTTTGTATCAAAGTATATAATTCAGTATAAGTCATGTTGTGATTGTAACTGTTCCCACACTTCCTGTCATTTCAGGGGTGGTGAAATTTGTACCCAAGATGGATGGGTTCATAGACAAAGAATTTATGCTTGTAGCGGTAAAATTGTTTGCATCTGATACAACCACAAATCCCTCACCAACTTCTTTATCATTGTTGGGTCTTGGATTATAAACCGCTTCTGGGTCTGTGATTACTGGTCTTGGGTCAATTTGTGGCGCTTTCGGTTCAAAACATTCGCTACAAACTTTCAAATTGTTCCATTCTTCTTTGAGTTCATGCAGTTTGTATTCAAAACCACAACGATCACAAAGGCCACGCGCAAACTTTCCAGTAGCGTAAGCCACTAATAACTACTCCTCATAGATGGTTTTATACGAAATGATGCTCTATCTTCGTCTTGATCGGCTGCACGTCTAAATTCTTCTTCATAAGCAGCCTTTAGCATTTGCATACGATCAGGCGCTCTCTTTATTGATATGTAGTAAGCCAATCCAGCAGCAAAACAAGGATAGAACCTAAATGGCATATCTAACGTATTGATAGCTGTATCAGCATCATCCATTCTGACTATTTTGTTAAAAACCAATATATCCGTAGAGTTTTCTGGACTTGGCCATATTTTTATTACGGGTGTAGTTAGCTTGTCAAAAAAGAACTGCGAAGGTCGGCTTTTTGTATCTTTAGTTGGTATATTCAAATATTCAGAGCGACTGATTCTGTTCATACTTGTATCAGTTATTTCACTATTAACTGTTCTACGCAACGACATATCTAATATATCAATTACGTTAGAATTCAAAGAATAACTAGAAGTTCCTTCTGTTACAGTTTGGGTAGCTTGTTCTATTGTCCATTGATTTAAACCTCTATTGGCCCATTCTGCCAACATAAGATTTATAGATCTTTTTGCTGTTTTAAGATCATATCCTGTTCTTAGTTCAATACCACAACGCTCAAAAGCTTCTTCAACAAACTCGGTTACGTTAGGTTCAAAATCTGTACTGCCTGAAAGTGCCATTACTCGTCCTCTGCATATAGATTATCAAAAATTCTGTTTACATCCAACGTATAGTCTAAATCAGACTTTGAATAATGTATATGTGCGGATGGTCTAAAATCAGGTGCGCCTGATCCAGTCTCAAACCAAGCGGGGTGGGTAACTCTTACACGATTATTTGGTAACGCTACGATATTACCTGTCCATTCTCCTGCGTCTAATAATTCTAAAACATGACTTTGTTTATGTTGGGCAGGATCATCAGCTATCTCATTTTCAGCATAATCAACAGTAAACATATATTTAGCTGGGTAAAAATTACCATCTATTTTAGCCAGCCAAGGACAAGGTGTGGCTCTATCTAATACGTAAACGGCATGATGGTGTGAAGAACAATCCCAAGGTTGAGCATCGTGAACAGCCATTGGTTCTGGCCACTGTTCAAAAGGTGTATCTCCTACAAGCGCTGTTATTGGCATCCTGGCCCACATAGCGCCACCATGAACTGTATCTTCTTCTTCGCCTTCTGCCTCTATACCTGTAAATATCAATTGAAAACTTAAACAACGACAAGGCATTGTCGTAACAGCGATAGCCATGGCGTGAAGAAATTCACCGTGATATTTTTCGTGATTATGCGTATATTCTTTTCTGACCCAGCATTTGAAATGTGGGATGTTGCTTTGTAAGTAAGCCACTTACGGCCTACCTTTCCCGCCCTTTTTGTATCCTTTAGATTTCATTGGGCCACCCTTGTTCATACCTTTGCTTTTGTATACGCCGCCTTTACGCATGCCTTTGCTTTTGGCGACACCGCCTTTACGCATACCTTTGCTTTTGTATACGCCGCCTTTACGCATGCCTTTGGATTTTACCATTCCTCCAGCTGCATATCCTTTTGTTCTTTTATACATAGTAAACCTTTATTTTTTAGTAGTTTTCTTTTTAGCAGGTGCTTTTTTCTTAGCTGGTGCTTTCTTTTTTGGAGCAGCCTTTTTCTTAGGCATGTTTAAGTAGATCCTTGTTTCCTCTACTGGTTCATCAGGTCTTACCTTTGCATTTTGTCTAGCCTTCATTTTGGCATCCATTTTTTTATCTGCTGCTTTTTTTGCTGGCATAATTATCTCCTAAGATATAGTCGTTACTTTACGACGATTGTTCATAACTTTACCACAGCCTTTTGCTATGAATCCACCGTTTTCCTTCTTCACACGATTTTGTTGAGACATGGCTTTTTCAATAGCCATACCTCTTTTCATTTCGTATGAAGATATATTACCGTCTTTGTTAAGATCAGCTTTTGATTTGTTTTTTAGCATTTCTCCTCCTCTGCTTACAGAAACTCTAGCTTTTTTTGTATTTGCTACTACGGTTTTACCTTTTGCACCCGCAGCTTTTTTCTTACGTGCAGTTTTGGCACGTTCTGCTTTAGATAGACTTTGAGCTTTGGCTTTTGGCAAGCATCTATCTGGATTCTTTTTATTTTTACTGGTTCCACACGGTCCTTTGATAGAACCATCAGTACCTATTCTTACCCAGTTTTGTTCTCGCCACTGTTTAAGTTGTCCCATTATCTCAACCTATTTGGCATTACTCTGCCTTGTCCTCTTACGTTAAATACCAATCCTCCCCCAGCTTTTTTTACTCTTTTCTTTTTCTTAGAGCCTTTTGCATAGTTTGGATCTTTACAATATTTAGATGCGGCCATATTTGCATAGGCAGAAGGATATGTATCAAAAGTACGTTTTGCCCAAGCTTTGCCAGCTGGACATATTTTACCTCCACTTTTAGCTTTTGCCATTTAGCATCTCCATTGTCTTCTTGACCAATAATTTGCTTTAGTCCTATCGTCTCCTAGATTTTTACTGCGAGCGCAGTAAGCTTTTCTTTTCTTAGGATTGCTCGGATGTGCGCCTAATTTTGGGTCGCCAAAAGTTACCCGTTTAATTTTTCCAGAGGAGGGAACTCTAACAAAAACTTCTCTAGTTTTCTTACCGAACCCAGGAGAACCCTTAGAGATTCTCCTTGGTTTGTTCAGAGTTACCTTTTTGCCCCTGTATTCAGCCATATTAAGCGTGGAAAACAGTCATATTTGTAAAAATAGTGGTGCCTGCTGTGTAAGGCACGTAAACGCCGTTTTCAAAAACGATACCTTCAGAAGGTATTGTTACATCTCTTTCAGCTGTTGCACTAGCAACAGTACCTAAAGACAAACGTGTTGTACCACTTTCTCCAGCATCAGAACTATCTCTAAAATTAACAGTTCCAGCTGTAGATGAATTTACAATAAAAGTTCCTTTCAATCTGGCACGACCAGCAAAAATAACGTCTATTGCTGACGTATTCATGCCTGCCGTAACAGCTCCAGCCGTTGCATCATCCACAGCAATTTGCGTCACAGTTTTAAAATGTTTACTGCTAGTTGCTGCGGCTGTATCAGCACCCGTAACCGCTTCAGAAATAGAATCGCCGTTTGCATCAGTACCAGTGACCGTAAAGGTTCTTCCAGAATCATCAGCAGCTGAAGTTATAGTTACTTGGCGGGCTGCTCCAAACGTGGCAACACCACCAGATGCTTTAGCACCATTTATAGTAAGGTTGCCCGCGCCTGATGGCGTCTGCGAGTTTGCAACTCCATCTGCATCAGCAGCGTCGGTGTCAGCCTCAATAAAAACTGCTTTTACATCCGAGCCAGTTAGTCTACCTGCCATTGTTTACTCCTATCTTTCTACTGCTGCAACTACATAGTCAATTGTCATAGTTTTAGCGGCTGCCGCACCATTTTGAATACCAAAAGAAACTGTCAGTTCTTCGTCATCTGGTAGATTTGTATTTACTACAGAAACTGGTGCTGCGTTGTTTACAGAATAAAATACTTTAGAAGCATCTGGATCAATAAACCAAGTAACAGTAACAAAAGTATCGTCTTCCATAGTGTGAATAGCTGTAGTATCTGTTGATGTGCTATCTTTTTCTACAATAAAGTCTAAGTTTGTATCACCATCGTCTTTAATGAAGAAAACACCGTCAGTGGTAGCTAATGGTGTTGTGTCAGTAATTTGTAAACCCATTACAAAATCTGATTCTGTTGCATCGCTCACTTTGAATCTAGCAGAGAAATATGCTTTTTTACTAGAGCTTAATTTAAAACTTTCACCTTTTAATTGTAAAAAGTCTAAATCGTTATCAGCATCATCATTTGTAATTAATAAAGCCCCACCCGCTTGTGATGTAAGAGCTTCACTAGCATTACCTGAACCAGCTTCAGTTGTAGTGATTGTCCAATCGCCAGAATTATATGTAAAAAAATCATTATGATACATATAAAATGTTTGATCTGACGGATATGGTACGAACATGGGTTGGTTTTTCTTATGCTCAGTTGCAACAGTATTACCCGCCCATAGTATTAAGTTTTGAAAATGTGGATTAGCCATTATGAACTCCTTATATTTGTATTAATGGAAACTGCACGCAGCCCTCATTAAGCTAATTAAACACTTTTCTATCATATATCCATTTTTTTAAGAAATAAAGTAAAAAAAAGGGATGCCGAAGCATCCCCTTTTCCTAGTAGTCGGGTGACGGTGACTACTATTTGCCGTTAAGCTCCTTGAGAACCGTATACAGCTCTAAAGTTAGAGTATCCAAATGAATACCTTTCTCTAGCTTTGTATCTCATGTTTCCAGTATCAAAGTCGCCTTCTAGTGCAGTTGAAAGAGGTGATCTTTCAAAGTGCTTAAATCCATCAGGACAATCAGTTTTGATAAAGAAAGCGTCTGTATCAGTTAAGTAGTGGTTCACTACATAACCATCAGGCAACATTCCTGTATTTCTGATTGCGTTGATGTCATTGTCAGAAGTACCAACTCTCCCTGGAGAACTGAGTAGTCTGTCAGCTACAAATTGAAGTTGAGGTGGAACAATTAGTTTCATTCCTCTCAAAGCTATTGTTAAGCCCCTGTCATCAGTGAATGTTGATATATTTATCAAAGCATCCTCTAATGAAGTTTCATTAAGGTCAGCCATAGTTGTAGCTCTGTTTGCTAGTGTACCACCACCACTAAGAGGGTGATCAGTAGCAATTAGGGTACTACCATCGCCTCCTGTTGTAGAGAACGCATTGTTCAATACAGCAGCAGCCTTAATTTGCTTAGTATTAGCCATAGATCTCGCTAACGCCTTAGTGTATCTAGCACCAAGTCTGTCATAGAGATTATCTTCAACAGCTTCTTCTGTTAATGCAAAAGCCAAAGCAACTGTTTCGTGAGTGTAACGTGAAGTGTAGCCTTCAGAAGCGTTATCAAATCTAACGCCTGTACCTTCAGCTTTTACTTCAGCATTACCGAAACCTGAAATTAGAACTTCTTCTTCAAACGCTCTATCAGAAGATTCAGTATCAAAAATTTCAGCGTGTTCAGCTTCATACCTGGAGTATTCCAACCCAAAAAGGGCGTTCAATCCAGGCTCTAGTTCTTTCGCTAATTGCGCTCTATTTATTGCCATTATTAAACTCCCGTTACTGTGGTATAGAAATGCTCATTAATATATACGATTGCATTTACGTTTGCGGATCCAGTAGTGCTATTAGATGGATCAGTAGAGAATCCTACGATTCTAAACTGAGCCGAAGTAGCCGCTGTGGTAGAAGAAATTTCTGCCGCAGACATACCAGTTTTTGTAGACCCAGAAGTGTAAGCCAACTCTACGTTGTTACCTACAGCTGTCTGAGCTAAAGATCCTGTGCATTGCACTTCAAATAGTGTATTAGGATCATCCTCAACAAATGCAACGATATCCGATGAAGTTGTAGCTGTTGGATAGTAAGAAGAGAATACTACATCTCCATTGCTATCCGTATATTTACAACCTCTGAATATCCCCAATAAAGTTGTTGCAGCACCAGCTACTAAAATAGTACCTGTGTTCAACATCTTAACTGGGTCGCCCGAAAAGATATTTCCAGTCGCGCCCGAAGCAATCTCGTATTCAGTAACGCCGCCATTAGCAACGCCACCGCCTTTTTTGCCTACTGAACGAAACCCGAAAGGTGCATCTTTATTTGCCATAATAAGTTTTCCTTATTCAGTCAGTTAATTAATTACAGTGATAATCAATCACGATTACCACCACCAAAAGTTACGCTTGTTTTTCTCTCTGGTCGTAAGATCGGAGAGCTTGGATCAGATTCCTTCATCAAGTCATGGTCAACTGCGTCTTGTTGCAGTTGTGCGCGGTCTGAAAAGTAGGCGTTTCTTTCATTTCGCGTTTCTGTAGGAATCTTGGCCAAAAGCAAACCACCCACGGAAACTACTCCTGAGTGCTTTCCATCGTCAAGCGTAGGAATTTCAAAGCCATCTAACTCTTCAGCTCTGACAAGGTCGAAACCTTCTCTTAGCCTAGCAGTTACATTTTTCTTATCTTCCTGTCCAACGATTTCAGCTCTTATCCACCTGTATTCATATCCTTCAGGTGCATCAGGTGTTTCCAACATTGATGGACGACGCCAAGGTTTGCGAGCAGTATCTTTCGCTCGAGTTTCAGCAGAACGTGGTGTTCTGTTTTCAGTAGATGCTTGAGCATCAATTGATTCGTTTAATTCTGTTTCTTTTGTCATTTGTCTACCTTTTTACGTGTTTAGCATATTCTTGTAACGGTACATTCAAACGACGTGCCATTTCGACTTCGGCTTTAGT